GTCGTTTGGTGTTGGAAAAGAGTTTCATTTTGTTTATGAGACAGCTACGGAAGTTAAGCAGTATTGTGTTGAGCATGATAATTTTTATAAGAATAATTGTCGTTTTTGTTCCGAATTGGTGGACAACCGAGGAAAGACTGAAGCCCTTGTCCCTGGCAATCCCACTTTTAAAGTGGATAAGATTGTGGAGGCTCGTGGTCAGGTTATAGATGCGGAAGGTGTCGCTATTCAGGATTGTATTTCTACGTCTATTGGAATTATTGTTAATACACATAGTGCTGCTGCTTTAAAGCATGTTAAGTTTAATGGGAAGCTCTTTGAAACTACTCGGGTGGATCTTAAGGGTAGACTTCACTCTGATCTTGCGCTTTTTAAGCGAGTGGATGGGTTGCCTTGTTTATCTAAGAAACATTTCGTTATTCCTCAAAAGGGGCAGCGTGTTGCTATAGCTAGCTCCTTGGGATTGAGTACTGGAGAAGTTACCGATATTATTGCCGACGGCAGTGAAGTTGTAGTTACTAACTCAAGTGACAATGGTTGGTGTGGGTCCCCCTACATCGACTCTAATGGTCATGTGCTTGGTATACACTTTTCTGCTGGTGCTCCTGGCAAGAATAATAAAGGTATTGCAGTTACAGACGCTTTTTTGGCGCTGTTTTCTCCGGGTCAAAACCCAAAAAACTAATTTCGCCTCCCCTCAAGGCTCCCTTTTGTAGCCTTGAGGTGAAGGGGGCGTCCCACCCGCCTGATATTGGGCTTCCTCTGGTGGGTCATGTGCCTTATCGGCCGTTAGGAAAAAGCAACCTCAAACCAGCTCCTTGGTGTTCTGATGAGGTTGAAGATGATTATATACCTTCTGAAATGAGTGTAAATGCTCTTAAAATAGGTTACCTTAAGTCCTTAGAACCTGAACCCCTTATAGATGAGGTTTTGGTTATACGAGCGGAGAACGCTATCATTCGTCATTTGCGTTCTGTCTGGACTAATACGTCAGAACAGAATATTATGGCTTATGAAGAGGCTGTCTCTCGTCTTTCTTTGGATAAAAGTCCTGGTTACCCCTATTTTTATAAACATACAACAAAACTCTCTGTTTTGGAAGTTGAACCTGATCTTATAAAAGATCGTGTTGATAGATTGCTCCTAGGTGAAAATGTACCTTGTGTTTTTGCTTTCACAGAAAAATCCGAGCTTCGTGCTAGGGAAAAAGTGAAACAGGGAAAAACACGTATTTTCGCAGCTTCTGATCTACATCATTTGATCGCTTCTAAGGTTCTCTATGATCGTCAAAATGACGCATTGCACGACACAATTGGTCAGCACCCTATCACCATTGGCATTCAGATGCCTGGTCCTCATTTCGTTTCTACTTTAACTAATTTGGTTAGAGTACGTGGATTAGCAAATGATGGTGATATGAGTGGTTGCGATCAAAGGTTTAAATGTCGTATCGCACGATCTGTGCGCGATATTCGTCATCGTTTCCTACCTCGCCGTTACTTTAAGGCAGGTCAGCGTATTTACAATGCAGTCTACGCAGGTGTCGGTGTCGTCTTAGGCGGCGCTTATCGAGCGTATGGTAATAAAAGCGGTTGGAATAATACAGGTGATGATAATTCGCTCCAGCTCTGGGAGTGTCTTATTATTGCTTCAGCAGCTTTGTACCCTAATCATGAGTGGTATGAGGTTTTTGACGCTCTTATTAATGGTGACGATCTTGTCACTGCCATGCTTGACGCCGGTTTCTCTTTTTTCGAAATCTGCGCTTGGCTGCAAAAGTTCATGGGAGTATACATCGAAGCAGTGGACTGGTCTCCTCGTCCCATTACCGATTGTATTTATCTCTCTCATCATTTAGAGTACAGGTTTGTACCTGGATTTGG